AATATTAGAGCGTGGGCGAGCTAAGCTCCGGCGTAGCTAAGGCTGCTGCGTAGCGTAGAGGTTTCTACCCTCCCAGGGGTACGCACCGCCGCGCGTGTCGCAAAATGATGCCGGGAAACGCCAGTTACGCCATCTCCGGCCAAATGGGGAGAGAGAATGTTAACTTTAACACCGCACTCCGACGCGCCTGTTACTGATAAAAGCGGGGGTAGTTTGGGAAAATGTCAATATATGAGACCCAATTGATCCCCGATATATTGGGTCCTCATTTACCTATCAGGTCCTCTATTTTTAACCAACAAATTAACCTAATTACCATTTACTGCGCGGTAAATGGTAAACACATGTCGAAATTCAATAAATGTAGATGTAGATGAGGTTTTTATTTTCTTTTCTTTTATTACTTCTCAAACGACGACGTTTTCAAGTACGGGCATATAAAGTGAGAATTTTGGGGTTTAGGGTTCCTTTTTGGTTTGATTGTTGTAGATTTCCTTGTTGAGTGGTTTGTTGTTTTTGGCCGCTGCGCTACCTAGTTTTTTTGGAGGGACGTCCTTCTCAAGTCTTGCTGTGTATTTATTCCTTTTTTTTTCTTTTTTTTCTCTCACGTTCATCATCTCCATGATCAACGTTTCTTCATTTTCATTTTTTTTCTTTCCATGCTTTGATGGTTATGTCACCGGCATGTTGACTAAATTGAGGACCCAATTGACCGCTCTTGCAACTCTCCCCTGTATATTGGGTCTCAATATAGACTCATGTGCATACAAAGATGACAATCCGTTACACGAACTCGAATGGTCTGAGATTCATCATCAAGGTCAGGTTGCACGGGACGAAGTTTGTGATGGTTGAGATAGAGTTCTTCTCCACCAGAGCTCCGGCACTTATCAAGAGGAAGTTCAAAATACCATACGGGCACGATGGGATCATTGCGCCATTCGACTTCAACGGCTTAGAAGAAGGGATACAGGGAATGATAGACCTGCTGTACAAGGACGCAACGTACGCGAAGGTCAAGCACGAGGAATTGGTCGAAATGGTAGATCTTCTGATGATGCAAGAGGCCAACGTTGAAAACATCAACCTGGACGTAGCATATGATGTTTCAAACAATGTCACTGTCTGAATGTATTCCAAATATTAATGGATAAAAGAACTATTTTAGTTATGAGTCCAATTAGGCCCAATTTTTCAATTTGTCGTTTTGGGCCGCAAACAAGCATTAGGCCCAGTTACGAATCTACTGGTCCATTACAAAAGCAAGGTCCAGTTGACCCATTGACTGTGTGTGGGACCCGCAGAGGCCGGAAAAAAATCGCTCGCCCACGGT